GGCGGCGACCATTCCGCAAAATAAAGTGTTGACGGTTCATGTTTATCGATCTGTCGCAATCCTTGTTCACGCCAACGCAACATTGCGGTCGATGCTTCTGTTCCAGCGGTAGACCACATAGACAACAATGGTGATCGTTGTGCGCGTTGCGCTGGCAACAAACCGCCATCGACTACTTCGCGGTTGATGTCCCAACACTCGTCAGCGACAATCAGGCTGGCTGACATGCCGTGCCCAACCGAATTGTTAGCGGCCCGAATAAACCAGCGTGACCCATCAGGCATCGTGACACTATTTCGACCATAACTAGACATCAGTTTGGCGTTAAAACTTTTCTGCAAAATCGGTGCAAGATAGTCATACAACATCACCGCCAAATCCAGGCGATGCGCAGTAGATAACACAGTCTGCGGTTTATCACGCACACTCGACATTGAAGTCAACCACCAGCCAACAAGCGCAGCCAACGCAACAGTTTTACCATTCTGCCGCGCAGTTGAAACCAAAGAATAACGATGCACCAAATCACCATCATCATCAAACGCCAACTGGCCATCTAAAACGCGCTTCTGCCAATCCATCAAATCCATATTTAGGTATTGGGCAGACCACTCAGCCACCTCAGAACCAAACGATCCAGCGTGATCCGCCACCATCGTTTCCAATCTTGGCTGCGCATGGCCAATCAGCGCCAGTTCAGGCTGGTCATTTGCGATAGAGAAGGATTGGGTCGGGGACAATTCGGTTCGCGTATAAAAAAACGGTTTTGATTTTTGTATTTCAATTCCGTTATCGCGTAAGGCTTCGGCGCGTGCATGGCTTTTTGTTACAGCCTTTGCGCTTGAATATAAATGTGCGCGTGTGTTGTTGCATTTGGCGCATGATGGCACCAGGTTTTCTAGTTCGTGTCCGCCGCCTCTGTCTACTTCGATTAAATGATCTGCTTGTGTGGCTGGTTGTGTTCCACACCAATGGCATAGTGGATTGCCTCGAAGTACCACCTGCCTATTTTTCAGGTACCGCCCGTCTCTGTGTGCAAGACTCATAATGCGCTAGCGCGCGCTGTCGCGCTTGCTCTCGGTTTGTTTACGCTGGCCATGTTGTCAACTTTATGTTTGTAGTTTGTTTTTGGTATGTTAATTTTTGTTGTTGTGATGTAAGCCTAATGCGAAATGCCCCCCGTGCTTTTGCCTCTTAGCACACCCATATCTGTAACACATTTGCCTGACTTGTGCTTGCGCACGCGTCATCTACCCTCGTTTCCGAGTGTCACCAACTGCGCTGCAAAACGCTTAGGTCTGTATGCCCGTTATTTAGTTTTTTGGTTCAGTTAATTTCAATGCGTCAATTACTTTAGAAATGTCGTGTTTAGTTAGATCGCCTGTTGTGTTTATTTCGCGACCCAAAATAGCAGAACAAAATGTTTTTAGATCGTCACCTTTAAGACCTTGACCATTTGCTAGCGCACGCATCATGCCCATCTGCTTAGGTGTCGGATATTCGCGTGGTCTTTCCTCAGGGAACGGCACTTCGACATCATGTAATTGCACAACTGGCGCTATTGGTTGGCGTGACTGTGCAGCCATAACTTCATCACGCGATGCAAGCGACTTGTTAGCGCCAATGCCTGCGTAAGCCAACGCACGGCCAACCGCTGATGTGTATCCAACTTCTGATTCACTGAATTTTGTGTATGGTGTGCGGCCTGGATATATTTCGCATGCTGACGCGATTACTGGAATTGGGTCGTCAGGATTGCGCCAAATTGTGACTGTGCATCGAATAAAACACGATTTGTCAGGCATTTCAATGACTTCGCGCGCTGTTTCCTGTATCCGCATTTCAGGCCAGCGTTCAAACGCAATCTTTAAGCGTGTTGCAACATCGACATAGTTATCCATGAAATTCTGTGTCATGCCAACACCAGCCGTTCACGCAACGATTTCATGTCATGCAAATCTGATTGTGGAATCCACCAAGATTCGCGTTTACATGCAGGAATTTTGCCATCGTTAGGTGAACGCCAATATTTATCCAAACGGCAATCAACAGCATCACGCCAACCATTTAATAAAACGGTTTGTTCACCAATGTTGCAAACCGTTGACACAAATGGCGCTGTTTGATTGTTGTGCGCGTTCAAAATTAGATGACCTGCGCGGTACAGCGTGCCCTTTACTTCAATGCCGTTAGACAAATCAGGACGATCTTTCTGATACTCGAATGGGTATGTGTATGGAACACCAAAATGTTTATGTACAGCCAATTCGGACATGACACCAACCAAAGTTTTGAATGGTGTTTCAGGTGATGCCGTCAGATCGGTGCGCTGCTGATATTTGATGGCGCTTTCATCGCGCGATTTAGCACAGGCCCGACATGCAACCATTTCGTCATCGGTTAATTCAATTAGATATTTGCTAATTGGCACGATGCACCTGGTTTTCTAAACGCTGAATTTCTGCTGATTGATAATTGTTGCGTTCCTGCAAAGATCGAATGTCACGATCACGCGCGACCAATGCTTCGCGCAGATCGGTGATGATGCTGCACAAGTATTTGATTTCAATGCGCGCTTGGTTGCATGTATCAATTAAATCTGAATTGTCTAGCGCGTTTGAATCGTCAATGATCCATTGCAATTTTCTTAATGTGCTGCGTGCCGCCAATTCGTGCGGTTGCACTAACGGCACTTTTTGACTTGTGATATCTTGCATCACTTGCATTAATGCTTTGAACTGTGGGTCAGTTCTTGGGTCGATGTTCTCGGTCATCTCTTGCCTTTCGTTTGTTGGTGACTGACATTATCAGGTAGGTGTACGCAGTTAGTAGCGTTGCTAGAAACAGGTGTTTTAAAGTGACCATGCGCGCCAGCCTTCGCTGTATCGATAAATAGCCAACGCTGAACGCATGTTGTGTTCCAAATTGAACAAATCGTCGCATGTTTTGATTAGGCCGTGTGCCTGCAAATATCCGTTTGGCCAGTAGCGCGATGGTTTGCACCAAAATTGATTGATTTGCATAACACCGTTTGATCCGCCATTCGGGTCGGTTGCGTTAAACGCGTCAGGTTGGCATCGTGATTCACGGTAGGCAACAGCGACAACTGTGGCCAGTTCATGTTTAGGGAATCCGACATGTTTGGCCATGTTAAAAACCGCGCCACACGCGTCAGGTTGCGTTATAGGCGTTGTTTGGACGGTTGTGGTAGGTAATGGCGCAGGCTGTTCTAAACCTTGCCAAACCGTGATCGGCGCTGGTTGCATTTCTTGTGCAGTTGGCGCTGGCGGTTTATGCAACACAAATAACGATGTGATGCTAATGAATAGCGATATGGCTGTTTTGGTAATAAGTGTCATGTAGACCTACTTTCTCGGTAGGTCAACCAGCCTAGACAGATTGCGGTGCCGCTTTCGGTGATGGGCCAAAAACCGCGCTGAATGCCTGTTTTACGGCCTCAGGATCGTGCGCTAAACGCGGTTCTATTTCTACATGCCACCAGTCGCCAGTCTCAAATTTGCCTGCTTGCCATGTGCCACGGTCACATTTCCAACTGCGCGTCAACGCGTAGTCGATCACAAGTTGAATGCCTAGCGTGTCAGCGTTTTCTAGCAATTTGTTTATGTATGACAACGATATTTTGCGGCCGTCTTGCCGTCCGCGATTGTGTTGTGCCTGCCATCTGTAAGACAAATCTGTTGCGAGACCGCGTGCATGATTGCTAATAATTCCTGGCTTGCCGCGCACATCACGATTGACAAATGTGCCGTTGTTCCATAACGATCCGTCAGAATGTTTGCAACACAATTCGACCCATTTGTTCATGCCAGCCAACGCCGATGTCACGACTGGCTGTTTTGTGACAATGTACGGTTTAGTCATCTGTTGAAATTGTTTTGTTTTTTATGCCGTTTGAAGCAACAAGGCCCGACAATGTGCCAGTTAAAAACACAACAATTGTCGACATCAAATCTATAAACGCTGCGTCGTTTGGTGATTGTTCCAGCGGTTGCGATACAAACAGCAGGCCCCAAATCATTCCTAGCACGATCAAACTAAACACGATTGCTAATAACACGCCCACAGTTACAACCATGCGTGCATGTAATTCGTTTGGTGTATATCGGTATCGGTTCATGGTGTTATTCCGCATCGATCAGGCACATTGCATATAAGCGCGCGCACGCTTGGTTTGTCGTTGTTGTCGCGTGTCGTTTCGCAAGCGGTCAACATCAGAACTAACGCAAACAACCTGTATCGCATCGCATTATTGCTCGTCGTCAGGCTCGATTGTTGGCGGCGGCGCAACAAAATTTTGTGTGTCGTAATCGTATGTAAAACCAATACCTGCGTAAGTTTTGCCATCTGTGTCAAAAAATGTTTCAACCCAAACACCAGAGTAACGGTCTGGATTT